GGTACGCGTCCGAGCCGGACTCGGTAGACGACCAGTAGCCGTAGGAGTCGCCGGCCTCCGATCCTTCCGATCCGTCGTCGGGCCGCTCATGGAAGAACTTGTAGAGCTGCTCGGGAATATCCGACTCGGCGCTCGAGTTTGAGCCGACATCGTTCTCCCAGCCTTTCTGGATCTCCCAGAAGTAGTCGGCCTCTTCAGAGTCGTCCCGCGTGTCGCTCTCGCCGGTGCCGTCGCCCTCGTGGTTATCGGTGCTCTTCTGAGCCCAGATGTACCAGTCAGACTGACCGCCCACCCCCTCCTCGCGCATCTGCCGGAGCGCGTGCCAGGCGGGCCAGTCGGACCATGAGTCGGTGCCGTCGTGGACGCGGGAGGCGATGAGGGCGAGCACGACTTCCGAGTTGAATAGCCCGTCTTTCCCGCTCGGGAACTCGCTCTTCCAGTCGTCGTTGCCCGGGTCGCCGTCGCTGCTCCACTTCTCGTTCAGGTCTGCGAGCCGCGGGACCACGGCGCCCTCGTCGTAGCCGTCATGGTCGTCGCCGATCTCGTCGAGGTGATCCGCGACCTCGACATCGTCAGCGGACCAATTCACCTGGCCGTCGCCGCCCTCGTCGAGGTTGCCGTCACTGTCAGCGCCGCGCTGCCAAGAGTCGCCGTCAGCGCCCGAAAGGATGAAGGCGTAGGATCGGCCCCGAATGTCGGCCTTGCCGCCTTCGCGGAAGCTGATGTGATAGCCGCCAGGGGCTGGATCGCCGGGCTCGGTGTTCTCCGGGTCATAGAACTGATCCTCGGTCACGACACCAACACTGTCCGGCTCGGACCAGCCGTACGCCTCGCCCTTAACGCGCACCTCGATGGTGTACGACAGCTCGCCCTCTTCGAGGATGCCGGACGGCACGACGTACTCGGCAGCACCCTCGCCGGTCTTCTCCTGGTGGACCTGCTCGCCGTCGCCGTCGTAGATCGTGACCTCGGTGTCGACGTGGGTATCCTCGCCCTCGGCGCCGAAGCTGATCTCGATGACCGGCTGCTCAAGGACCTCGTCGCCATCCTCGGGGGATGTGATCGACACGGTCGCCTTACCAGTCTGGAACGGCTGCCAGGGGCCGCGGTCACTCCACCCCAGGTCTTCGCCCTCCTGCTCGGCGGCGACCTCCAGGTCTTCGTACTGAGGCAAGTCTTCAGTGACGGTGTGCGCCGTCAGGTCCTCGGTCACGCGGCCGGACTCGTAGATGAGCTCCTGGTCGGATGCGCGCCGGACATAGAAGCGCGAGGCGATGTGGGTATCGCCGTCCGGGTGGTTCGCCACCGAAAACGCATCCGTCTCGATCGTGGGCCGGATGGCGACGCCCGTCTCGTCCTCACTAGGGGAGCTGATCGATGGCGCCTCGACGTAGCTGTCAGCCGTGTGGAGGCTCACCGTCTCGCTCATCTCAGAGCGGGTGCCGTCGGTGAGCACGTCCTGGATGCGAAGGTGCAGCTGAGTGTCGATCGGCAGCATCACCTCGATGCTGTCCGCGTCCTCGCTCCACTCGTGATCCGGATCGTCCCAGTCGCCGCCGTCGTAGATCGCGATGACGCGCCGATAGTCGCGCTCGTCGACGGAATAGAGGATGGCCAGCTCGCTGCCCTCGATGGTGACCGACGGTACGACCTCCTCGTCCCCGTCTGCAGGAGACAGGATCTCAGGGCGGCGCACCCTCGGCGCCGAAGCGTTGGCGAGCGCTTCAGCGACCGTGTCCCCATCGACCTCTGAGTCGTTCGGGATCTCGCTTGCCTGGGTCGTGATGTCCGCCTTTTCGGCCACCATCTTCCAGGTCGAGGCGGCTCCGGGCTCGTCGCCGGGGTCCGCTCCCTCCGGGGCTACATACGTCGATCCCTGGTGCTTGACCACGGCCATCAGACCGTAGCTCCGGTCATCTTCCCACTCACCAGCGTGGTGCATGCCGGCCGAAGCGAGCGCCCACTCGTCCGCATCGCGCCGGGGCTCGACGCCCTGGATGCCGTCCTCGTTGGCGATGAACAGGCTCCCCTGGTGCGGAACCAGGTCGAGGCGGTTGTACGTCGCCTCCGGATCGTACTCCGAGCGCGGGTTGAGCACGGCGCTCGCGCCGCTGTCGCTGTCGATGTACAGGCTGACCAGCGCCCGCACGTCGCCACCGTCGGCGTGAGCCTCCACGCGATCCCCGGGGCCGAGGTTGACCACCGGGCCGCGGTAGTCTTCCCCGGTATCGAGCGTGACCTCCCGGAAGCGATCGCGGCCGCCATCCTCGGCGCGGTACAGCTCCAGGGTCACAGCGGCCGTGTCGCCATCGTTGTACAGGTGCAGCGTGTGGACGCTGCCCTCCTTGTCGACCGGGGCTTGCGCGATGGCCTGGCGCTCACTGGTTAGGGTGGTAATCGCGTTGCGGAACATGGGCTAGCTGCTCCCGAAGATGATGGACATGGCTGTGGCGTGGGCGCGGCTGTCGCGGATCTCTCGATGGACCGCGCGCATGCTGCCGGCGGTCAGGCGGAGCTCTACCGGCGCCAGCTCTTCATGGCTGCGCCGCTCGCCCTCGATGCCGCGCTCGACATAGAGCGCGTTGCCGTCGACCTGATTGACCCGCACCACCTCGTGGTCGTGCTCGACAATGCCTGCGTGCCCGTACTCGCGGCGGAAGATGGTGGCGCGGAACCACTCATCGCCCGATGGGGCGGGGAATGTGTGCCCCTCACGCAGCTCGATCACGGTGTCATCGGGGCCGATGCTGGCCGCGAGTTCGCCGCTTGCGTTGTTGGCGTAGATCTCCATCGGGCTACCTCACGGCGATAAAGAACTGGTCCTGGCGCACCCGCCCCTCTCGTGAGCGCATGACCGTGGTCACCTGGTAGCGCTTGCCGGCCCGGCCGCCGCGCACCCAGATCTTCACGCGCTTGCGCTCGTAATCGGGGGTGACGCTTACGATGTCCAGGTCGTCGTCATCGTCGTCGGGGTCAGCGGTGACGTCCGGCTTTTGCGCTTCGGACAGGCCGTCGCTGTCGGGCAGCCACTTGCTGTAGTCGATGTCGAAGTCCCACTCGTCGGCGGGGTGCATGGTGTAGGTGCCAAGTACGGCCATCAGCGCGCCCTCACTGTCATGACACGGTCCTCTCGGTTGACGACCATCACGCGATCCTGCTCTGACACCGTCATCCGCCGGTGCTCCGGGGCCGGGTCCGTCAAGTTGAGCAGCGCCTCGGCTGAGGCTCCCGCACAGGCCTGCATACCGATCTCTGGGTAGAGCATTCGCAGCCCCCGAGCGCGCATGTCAGAGACGGCTGCGCCCTTGACTGGCCCTGGCGTGCGAACCCTCCACGGCCGGGCGTCGACCTCTGCCTTTACGTCGAGCGTCCGGCGTACCCCCTTGTAGAAGCCACTCGTGCTCTCAATCTCGGCGCGCCCGTCGAAGTAGGCGAAGCCTCCGCGGTCGAAGCGGGGGTTGGCGTCGATCTCGGCCGTGACTGCCGGCTCGGCGTGAGTTGGGCGGTAGACGATGGCCCGGGCCTGCGCCTCGGCCGCCGGGTACATGGTCTCGACCAGGGCGCCCCGCCCGGGCAGAGGCTTGGGCCGGAACTCCGCGATCACGTCGGCGTGGGCCCGGCCGCCATGGAGCTTCTCGGCCTTGGCGGCCATGGTGCTGGCCGCATCGCCCTCGGCGTAGGCGGTGTACACCCCGTTGACGCCCGTCTCGGCGGACATGTGCGCGCCGCCGTCGACGTATACGAACCCGCCGGCGTGGATCCGGCTCGTTTCCTCCATCCACGCCTTAGCCACCGCCTCTACGTGGCCGAGCTCGAAGCGCTGGTCGCGCGGGTCGAACTCGGCCGCGGCGTCCAGGGCCACCTCAGCGTAGGTGTACCGGAGGCCGGTGGCCGTCAGCGCTGACCGGGCCTCGAAGTCAGCGAAGACGGTGTGCCGGGTGGCGCTGGCCTCGACCGATGCCTCGGCCCGCCCATCCGCAGCCGCGGACCGATCCACCCAGGCCGAGGCGGTGACCGTGGACTTCGCCAAGCCATCGGCGAAAGCGAGATCATACGGCCAGGGCGGGTCCATCCGGGCCCAGACGAGGGCCTCGGTGTGCCCGACGCGATCAACCCACGCGGCGGAAGGGGCAGTCGAGGTGACCGTGGCCTCGGCGCCGCCGGAGCGATCCACCCAGGCGGCGACGGACACGCTCGCCGAGACGGCCAGGGCGGCCGACGCCGACCACACACGCAGCCGCCGCGGCGAGGTGCCCAGCGCCGCTGAGTTGATTGCTTGCCGGTTGAGCATGGATCAGAGGGTCAGTCGAGGCGGATGATGACGGCGTTTTCCGCGAAGGAGATGACGTCACCCTCCTCGAGGGTCTTTGGCGTGGTCAGCGCCTCGTGGTAGAGCAGGTTGCCGCCGCTCGATGCGTCGTAGACGCCGACGTGCGTGATGGTGATGGTGTAATGGCCATCGTCGAAATCTCCGGAGTAGTCATCCTCCGACTCGTTCGGCTCCTGGACATCGTCGAAGGTGATCGCGCTGGAGTTGTAGGTCCGAGTGCGCCCCTCGTCATCAACGCTGGGCGAGGTCCATGAGCCGGTCGCCTTGCGGCTGTACCACGGGTCTTTGACCTCGTTGTCGATAACGTTCTCGTCGGTCGGATCGCCAACGAACAGCGCCAGGTGAAGATCCTCGACGTCGGGCGCCGAGAAGCTGGTCCCGCGCAGAGTCGCGTTGATCATCTGCGCCTCGAGGTAGTCGCTCATTGCTCCCATGGGTGGAACCTCCTAGACAAAGCGACGTGGACGGACATGGGTCGGGGCCGTGGAATGGCCGCGCCCCTGGGAAATACGCTCCTCGCGAACGTAGTTGAGGTAGAGCTCCCGCTGACGCTGTGCCATATCCGGGTGAGCCCATTCGGTGCGGGTCTGGTTGAGAAGGCGATACAAGGCGTAGGCGACAATCGCTTCCTTGTAGTCGCTGTGCAGCAACGCCGGAAGCCTTTGAGCGGTGCGCGTCGGCTGCAGCGCGCCGAAAACTGAGACGCTTTCGCCCTTGGGGTCCGCGCCCAGGTCGAGGCGCCTGCGGTCCCACTTGAACTGGACGCTCTCCCCTTTGATGCTGACGTCCGTCAGCGCCACGATCTCCGCATCGCTGACCATCAGGAAGAAGTCGAACCCCAGCTCGTAGCGCAGCTTGCCGGGCTCAGAGGCAAACGCGTCGATCTCCTCGCGCCAGGCCATCGTGTCCCGGCAGAAGCGGATCGCTGCATCACGCACGGCTTGCTCGACCTGCCCGTCCGGGCACCCAGGAACCTCGGGCAGGATGTCGGGGAAGAAGTCCTCCGGATCGACCATCAGTCATCCGCCTCCGCCGCGCCTGGGTTGCCAACACGGTGCAGCTGGGACCTCGGATCCCGATGCCGACGGCTCTCGACCTTTCCGGTGACAAGCTGCAGGAATCGCGAGTAGAACTCCTGGGCGTGCCTCGATGAGTACGCGCCGACGTCCTTCGACAGGGCCATCGCAACGACGTACTCGTGGATCGCGGGCTCGAAGTGATCGCCGAGCGAGAGTTCGTCGTCTTCGCCTGTCACGGGCTCCGGCGTTTCCACGTAGGTGATCTCGACATGCCCCTCGCCGGTATTCGGCGGGTCACAGAACCAGATCCGCGGCTGATCTTCCGTCCACATCCAGTGGCGAACTTCGTCCGACTCACGGTCTGCGCTCGACCAGTTCGGCATGTGCCGGTCGAGGACATGCTGGTCGACGCGCCGCACCGCCCGCCCCGCCGTCTGTCCGTCAGTGCCCATATTCCGGACCACCTGGGTCAGGGAGATGCTCTGGATCTTCTGGTTCCGGACCACCGAGATGCCCGGGACCTTCTGGACGACGCCACGACTCAGCTGGATCACTTCGGTGCGGGGGTTTGCGCTCGGGTCAAGTACCACCGCTGCCCTCTGTGCGGAACTGATCAGATCAATCAGTTCCCGGTCGGTCCACCGGCGCTCACTGTCGGACTCGGAGACGTCCAGCAAGGTGGCCCGGGCCCGCGTGATGACGTCTCCGGCCTTCATTTACCCTCTCCGGACTCCAGCTCTCGCACCTGATCGGCCAACTGATCGCGCGACCGGCGCTTATCCAGGTCGACGCCGTGCTTCTGGTGCGCGTACTCGGCGAGCTCGTCCTTGGTCATGGAGTCGATGGCGGGGGCGTCTTTCTCGCCCTCCGGCGGAGCAGAGACGCTGCCGTGCTGGGGTTTGTCGATATGCACCAACTCCATATCCGCCCGGGTGGCCAGCTGCTCTGCATACGGGAACACGCGGTCCGTGCCCTTCTTCCGGAGGGCCCGGAGGGCCTTGTGCTGCTCAGCCATTGTTTACTCCTTGGGAGTGGCCCTGGGGCCGAAGCCCCAGGGCGCCGCCGGTTACTTGGCCACGGCGTAGAAGTGACCAATCGCCTCGGGGTTGGTGGCCTTGAAACCGAAGACGTTCAGGCCACGAACGAACTCGCCGAAGTACTGCTCCGACTTGATTCGCTCCGTCTTGGCGATCTGGCTCGCGTAGGTCAGGCCAGCGGTGTGGCCAAACACGCAGTTGAACGCCTTGGAGCCGTCTTCGTCGGAGGTGGCGAGGTTGTTGCTGCTATAGACCGTGAACCGATCGATCTGGCCGATCCGGCCGTTGCGCATGATCGACGTGCCGTCACCGGCAAGGGACGCATCCCGCAGGTCCGACTTCTTGATCTTCCCTGCGATTTTCGGCGGGAGAACCAGCCAGCGCCCCTGCTGCGGGACCGACTGCTCGTCGAGCACGGTGCCCATGTCGACGATGTAGTCGAGGACGTTGTCCTTATCGACCTCAACCGGGGAACCAGCCTCGCCGAGATTGATTCCGCCCGACTTCTTGCCCGCATCGGCGCCGGCGTTCTTGTCGTCGGCGTCGCCGTAGACCTCGCCGAGGATCTCCGAGTCGATGCTGATCTGCATCTGCTCGGTGGCGTCGTCCGTGAACTCGTCCATGAGCTCGATATCGCTCTGGACCTCGTCCACGTTGTCGACCAAGACATTGAAGTAATCGCCTCGGTCGATGGTCAGCTCGACGTGGTTGCCCTCGGGCACCTCCGGGTCGAGCTTCTCGCCGCGCTTGTACTTCTTGATGGTGATATCCGGGCGCATCCGGATCATCACCTTGCTGCCTTGGTCGGTGATCTCCCCTTCCCAGTCGGTGTTGGCGATCTCGCCGAACACGGTGGTCTCGTAGAACTTCGTGTTGATCTTCGAGGACCAGATCTCGGGGATGAAGTTACCCTGATAGTCGGGGTGCCCACTAGCTCGATCCACCATGGGTGCTGCCTCCTTTGATGGTTACCGCCCGCAAGCACCCCGACACGGCTGCTGTGTCATAGCTTTATCCGTGGAGTGCCTGCAGGATCTCTCGCTCTTTCGCTTTTGCTTCGTCCTCTTTTCCGCGCCACTTGCCCCGGCGGATTTCTTCCTGCAGAGCGGTGTAGTCCTCCACCGTGTAGCGAGGACGCGACGATGCCGGCTCCGGGTTGCGTGACTTGCCCGGAGCGACCTGGGACTGAAGCTCCTCTTGCCGCGATTGCTGCTGCTGGCGACGGGCACCGTCGACCTGCTCGACGAATGCGTTGAATACCTCGGCTACGCGCGCGGCGTCCAGGCTCTGGTGGGCGCTGTCCAGGAGCTGTTGGCGAGTCTGCCCGGTCAGCCGGTCGACCTCGCCGAGCCACTGCAGCCAGTCCTGGCGCCGGTTGATCGTCTCCCACTGCGGGCAGAGGGCAGACAGGTCCCGCCAGAATCGCTGCTGATCGTTCTCCTGTAGGCGCTGCTCCAAGCGCTGGACGTCCTCTTGGACCCTGCTAGAGCTATCCTCCTGGGCCGGGCCGATCTCCTGCTTGGCGACCAGCTTCACGGCCTCGAGGAAGTCCTCACCAAAGTCCTGTCGGATCCTCTCCAGGCGTTCATCCGAGATGCCCGAATCGTCCCCCTTTCTTTCCTGGCTGGCCTTCTCGTTGCGGGCCTGCTCCAGCTGCTCACGAAGACGATCGCGCTCCTCGGTAGCCTCGCGAAGCTCCCGCTGCAGGCGGGGCACCTCGCTGTTGTACTTGCCGCGGAGCGTGTCGTGCGCCTGTCGCAGCCGGTCGTACTCAGCCTGCAGGTCGCTGCTGCCAGCGGTGCCAGCGGTGTCACCATCGCCCCAGGGCTGCCCCTCGAGCTCGGTGGCCGCGTCGGCTTGGGGTTGATCCTGTTGCGCTACACCTTCGTCGCCGGTCTCGCCGGCGGCCTCGTCGCTCTCGGGGGCCGTAGCGGTATCGTCGCCGGTGTCCCCGTTGTCGTCGCCGCGGAGCCCTGCCATCAGCTCCTCGGCCTTCCGGTCCTGCTCGCGTACAGGCTTCGGCTTGCGTGCCATGCGGCCCTCCTGGGTGTCGCATGTGGATGTCGTCCTGCCGGACACGAAAAAGCCGCCCGGAGGCGGCTACACGGAATCGCTGACGGCCCGTTCGGGTGTCGTCAGCGCTGCCCCCGCTTGAGTGATTCGCGGGCGCTTTGCGTGTGCTCGATGAGCTCGTCGAGGGCCTGCGCCGCCCCTTGGGTCTGGCGCAGCTCCGCCTCGTCGCGCTCTTGGATAGCCGCGTTGACCTGGCGCTGCCGGCTGTCCTGCAGCCACCCGATCACGCGGTCGAAATCTGGGTTGCCGTCGAGCCGGGCCAAGGCCTGCAGGACCTCTCGCCCCGGGCGATCCATGCGCCTCATCCGCGCATCTCCCCGGCCGGGGCACCGTCGAGCTCGGCCTCGCGCGGCGCCGGCTGCTGCTGTGCCTGCTGCTGTGCCTGCTGTTGCTGCTCCTGCTGGATGCGCTGCTCCAGGGTCTCCTGGTCCGGCACTACGTCCTCGCTCGGCACGTCGAGGTCTTGGGCGATCCGGGCCAGCAGTGCGCGCCGACCTTCCAGGCCGACGATCTGCGAGTCCATCGGGTTCGCCGTCTGCTGCAGGAACTCAAGCCTTCGCATCTGCAGCTGCTCCTTTGCCACTAGGGCCATGGCGCCGCGAGCCACCACCTGGGCGTCGCCCTTGTTATCCGGGTTCGGGTGGTAGCGCATGACCCAGTAGAAGTAGCGCCGGACCGTCGGCACGATGATGCCTTGGTCAATGTGACTGACTACGTTCTTGATCGCTTTCGACGCAGCGTTCATCAGCATCGAGAGACCACTGGCCGTGCGTCCGCCGCCGCCCACGTCGCTTGAGCCGTAGGTGTAGGCCGGGATTCCGCTGTGCTCGTCGGCGATCTTCGAGTATTTGTCGTAGACGGCCATTAGCGCGTCCGTCATGGGGTTGGGCTGAAAGAAGTGCAGCGGCACCTGCTTCCCGCCCTGGCCACCCGACGGGAACTGCATCTGCCAGATCTTCCACGGGTAGACCTGCGTCACGTCCTCACCCGGCGGCAGCGAGTCACATCGATGGCCACCTGGGGGCCGGATGCGATGCCCATATTGTTTACCATCGCCCGAGCTGCTGCGTTGCAGATATCCTGGCAGTCCGAGATCAGATCCGGTACGCCGCGGCCCCAGAAGCTGCCCGGGATCGGCTCGAAGCTCGCCTTGCTGTAGGGCTTGCGGCCGAGCGGGTCCGGGTTGATCTGGATCTTGATCACATGCCTGCCGATGAGCCATGCGCAGACGGAGACGTCGCGGTCCGGGTCGCCCACCTCACTTTCCGGCATGCCCCAGTCGATGAGCTTGCTTCCGGGAACCTCGCCCCAGTACTCCAGAGCGTCGATCCAGTCCTCGTTGAGCGTGGCGGTGTCGTCGTCGTTAGCCCGCGCCTCGGCGTCGTCCAGGGTCTGCGTCAGCCACTCGGTCAGGCCGCCGTCCCGGTGCTCGCGTAGCGCTTCCCGGATGGCATCCTCGTCGTAGCCGGGCACACCGATCAGCCCGTACAGATCCGAGCGCGTCAGCCGATGGCGCTGAATGATGTAGCCGTCGTCGACACCCTCGGCGCCGGGGGCCGGGTAGATATCGAACGGAGACACGCGCTCGACGGTCGGGATGAGGTCGGCGTACACCTCGGCTTCTCCCGTCTCGCCCCAAACCAAGCGCTCCTGCTGCCGGACGACCGGCCCTTTGAGAATCGCGGCCGGAAAGTCGACCAGGTCGGAGATGACGGCGTCGAACTCCCGCGACCAGCCGCCCTCATCCAGAAGGCCCTCGATGGTCTCGGCCATGCGCTCGGCGCGCTTCTCGGCCTTCTGGCGCAGGTCTTCGCGGACCTCTTCGCGTGCCTGCTGCAGGACCTGGTCGAACATTTCCGGCGTGACCTGCTGCCCGGTGCCGAGCATGAACTCCTCGGCCTCGCGCTGGATCTCCCCGAGCACGCGCTGTTCGATCTCGGGCGGCAGATCGGGCTCGCTGGTCGGCTGCAGATCCCACGGGCGGTCCCCGGCAGGCATGAGCACGTCGCGGATCCACGACTTCGCCGCCCGGCACTTCACGGCAGTCAGCATCATGTAGATCTCGCTGCCGCCCTGCTGCCGGATCGCGGCGAGCTTGTCCGGGTCGTACTCCCCGTTGCGCTGGCGCAGGTTGGAGAGCATGCGCCGCTCGGCCCGCTGCTTTGCGCGGTGCGCGCGCTGCCACGCGTGGCGGATGTGGCCGACCAGCTGGCTTTCGATCGCCTGCTGCCGGCTCTGCGCCTCCGCCTCGCTGCGGCGCTGCTGCTCAATGTCCTCGTTGCTGAGGACGACTACCAGTCCGCGTCCGCTGCTAGGCATGGGTCACACCGTAAGTGGGGAGGATGATGCGACTGCTGCGCTGCTCCGCCGCGCGCTTGCGCTCGAGGTCGATCATCAGGTGGTCCATCATCTCGTCGATGTAGCGCTTGCTCGTCGAGTTGATGTCGTAGTCGATGTCGAGCCGGTATTCATCCGCGGTGACCAGCCGGAAGCGGACGATGCCGTTGCGCTTGCGCGAATAGAGCACGGCCACGCCCAGGTCGTCGCGATACCCCCAGAGATTGCTGGTCAGCTCGCGAGACGCCAGGCGCGACAGCGTCTTGCCTACCGCCTCGATGATCTCACCCACCGCTTCGACGCTCATTAGGTCCACCCCTTGCTGCCGACCCGACGCACGGGGCGCGCGGTGCGCCCGCCGGTCAGGCCGGTCTGGATCGCTTCGTCGACCATGGTCGTCACCAGCGCCTCGGCCGCATCCGGCGACGCATGTCCACGCCGCTTGATCATGTCTTTTGACTCGATCTGCAGGCGCAGCTTGTTGTCGTAGCCGTATTGCGGCGCGAGCAGGTCATGCTCTAGCTCGTCCGAGTCGGCTAGGTCGCACTCGCCTTGGATCCACTCTCGGGTGCGCCACCAAGCCTGGGCCCGGAGGTTCACGAACTGCCTCGGGTCCGACGCCTGGGCTGCGAACTGCACATCCACTACAGGGATGCCGATCTCTCGCAGCCGATCCACCACGCCAGCGCCGACGCCGGTGCCGTCGACCGTGACCACGTCGGCATTCCACTCCCGGTATTGCTCGGCGACGTG